GTCAAACATTACTGGGTACTCCTTCTCCGAAATCTTCGACATGAAAAAGCCCAAGTTCTTTACGCAGCTTGACGGCTCTATCCGAAACATCCCAAATGCGTTCGGTGTGATTGACTCCACGGTGTCTGATAAGCTCCACATTCTATACCAGCTGTTCCAGAACGCCAAAATGAAGAAGACCACGTCCGTGTTCTTCTCGTACAGGTACTCGCAGCTTGGGTTACCAGAAGACTACTGGAACCCCAACATGAACAAGGAGCAGCTGGACGATTACCGCTACAAGTTTGTGTTCGGGGACTTTGAGCGGTACTTCCTCAATCTGTGGTCCGCTGGGCAGTCCCAAGTCTTCACCGACGAGATGATAGAAGCGACGAAGTACTTAGGGGCTGACAAGGGTTTGCTCAATCAGGATGTAATGCTGAAGCTGTTGGAGGAAAAGAACAAGGCGTTGGTTTCAGTAGAGGAGGCACAGAAGAAGGGATTTAATTCTGGGTTTGAAACGACGGCAGAGAAGGTGGAGACAATCTACCAGCGCCTTACCCCGGTGTCTGCGGTGTACTCGCTGAAGGGACGCTTCGGGGAATCGCAGGTAGCGACGATGCAGGATTTGATGCGTTTGTCAGATGTGTTCGACACGGACTGGTCTATTATAGGATCTCAGGACTTTGGTGACCCTTATGCCGTAGCTGGTTTGGCCCGCACGATTATCATGGTAACTGCAAAGGGACTGCCAGGTAGTCGCAGCAATCCCGAGGTGTACAGTGGGAACCCACTGATTGCTCCTAAGTACATTTACATCATTCTATACGTGGTGATGATCCCTGATCATTCATCCATTGTAGCGAAGGAGATATTCGATGAAGCCCATAGGGAGTTCGATGGGATGGATAAGATGTGTAGTGAGCGATACGGAACGTGGGATTTGCCAGCATGGTGTGAGGAACGCCAGATCGAATTTGAACAGGTCTTCCCCACCTATGATAAACAGCGTGAAGCGTTTAAAGAAACCCTCGCCGCTGTCAAAGAAGGTCGACTCAAGTGCCCTGAACTTGCTGTTGCTGGAACCAAGATGCCTGATATTAGGGACGAGGAAATGAGCATTTTTCAGCACGATGCGGAGAAGCGTTGGTTCGGTAGCACAGAGAAGTGGGAAAAGTATGGATCGCAGGATGACTTTATGTTTGCTTTGGGGTGGAATCTATATGGAGGCAGGCTAATTGGTGTGGAGCAGTTTAGGCAAAGAGCAGGGAGAGTTTTTTGGGGAATGGCAGCACAGGGAGAAGGGTTGCTGGGGAGATACACAGGGACGGGTTGACAAATTTATAAAAGTCCCTTATTCTTATAGTCACTTGACATCATCTATATAAGAAGGTAGAGAAAGGACAGAGTGGAAGCCATGCAAGTAAATCAAGCCCGTATAGCTGAACTGCTTGAGGGGATTCCCGACGAAGTCTTGCAGAAGGTTCAGTTTGTCATGCCCTGGCAGTCCTATGGTGGGGAGACTGAAGGACGCACGGATGAAGATGGCTTCGCTACTGGTTACGGTAAGGATGACACATCAGTAGGCCGAAAGGCGTTGCAGGAGGAGTGCTTCCGCAGATTCCATCGCAACCCACAAGTCAATACAAGTGTCCGGGACATGGTGGGGCGAATAACGGGTATGGGTTTTCGCACCAGCTCCGGCATTTGGGAAATTCAGAAAGAGATTGATCGAACGGAGAAGGACCCACGGAACCGTCTCTACCACTTCTGGCCTAAGTACATAGGCCGCGTACTTGTAGAGGGGGAACTGTTCCTGATGCTTACCATACACCCCGACGGCTTCTGCGAGATAGACTTCGTGGACCCAGGGGCAATAAACGGCACTTCAAGCAGGGATGGATCAGGCATAATCTGGCACCCAAAGAAATCCCTGTTCCCTCTGTTCTACTGCGTCACCCCTTTTTATGATGATGGTACTATAGGGAAAGAGGAACTAGTCCCTTCCATCAATATCGCACGTTTCCCCTCCTTACTGAGTACGGCGATACCACCGGGTGTTAACCTTGCTTTGTCTAACCCCAGTAAGAGTCGCAAGAAAGCTTACCAAGATACCGGTGGGTATTATAGATTCATCCTTTCGTATGAGAAGGGATTTATGACGCGGAGGGCGGTAAGCTATCTGCGTACCACGATAGAGTGGCTTAACCACTATGAGAACCTCAAGAAGTATGAGATTGATCACAAGAAGTCCTCCGGTGCCTACACGTGGGTCTTTTCTTTCGAGGATCTCAAGGCGTTTAGACTCTGGATGTCATTGTCGGAGGACGAGAAGAGGCAGACAGCTATCGGGGCAAAGATAACCCCTGGCAGCAGGCTTGTTCTTCCCCCGGGTGTGAAGGTGGAAGCTTTGTCTCCCAGCCTAACCTCTATCAAAGATCAAGATACAGACATTCTAGGAATGGTGATCACGGGTTTAAACCAGCCGGAAGATGTGTTGACAGGATCTAGTAAGGCTCCCTTTGCATCGGTGAAAGCTTCGCGGGGGCCCATGAGTGACAGAACCAGCGACGAAGTGTCCTATTTTGATCGCTGGTTGAAATGGGACTTCTGGTCTGCAATATTCTTTTTAAAGTCCAAGTTGGGGAGCTTCCCTGCATATTTCCTGCGGAGGGAAGCTGTGGGATTTGACGAGGAGCAGGAGCCAATCATCGAAAAGGTTCGCAGGACCCCCGAAGAACTGCTAGATGTCACCTACCCTGTTTCTGACTCCATCGACTATGAGACAAAATCGAGGGCATTCCTGGGAGTCAAACACGGCCCATTGTCTGAGACCATTGGGGTGCCTAAGGCAGAAGTCGCTAAACGGCTTGGCTTCGGTGGTTACGCTCGTCTACGCTTAGAGAAAGCGACCGAGGACGAGCAGTACCCGGAGTTGTTGTATGCCGCGGGGGTGGATGCCGCGGAGGCAACACTTAATGCAGAGGCGGCGCAGGAGAAGTCTGAGGGTGAGAAGGCTAAACCAAAACTTAAACCCACCCTTGTCAAGAAGCCGGTAGCAAAGAAGGATTGACTAACACACGATTCCGTGTTAGGCTATTAGTTAAATTCAGAAAAGGGGGAATTGAATGATGGCAGTCAAGAAACTTCCGAAAGGCGCTTGCAGGTTTGTCCAAGAGGGGTGCCATGCAGTTGTTGAGGAGGTTGAGCAGTTAGCGGATGGTGAGAAAAAGACCTCTCCCAAGCTGAAGATGGTCGGGTACTCAGGGGGGATTATTGAAGGCCACTGGTACTGGGGCCGTCTCGCCATTGACTTGTCCGGACTTCAATTCAAGCAAAAGATGTTCCCCATATTGGAGGAGCATGACGGCAACAAAAAAATCGCCTTCGGTGGTAAGCCCGTCATCGTAGACGGCAAACTCTGCGCTCCTGAGGATGCGAAGTTTACCGACACCCCTGCCAGCCAAGAGTTTCAGCGTTTGTCCAGCCAAGGTTTCCCCTATCAATCATCTATATATGCAAAGCCCACCAATATCGAGCGTTTGGAAGAGGGGGCTACGGCAGAAGTCAATGGGTACAAATTCAAAGGTCCTGGAGCCATCTGGCGCAAGTCTGACTATAAAGAGATGTCGGTGTGCGTATTTGGTTGGGACAGCAATACGGCAGCTTCCGCCTTCTCCCATACTGAGGAGGAGGAGGTTGACTATACCGAAGACGTTATGAAAGCTTCGGAACTCACTACTGATAGGAAGGAGGTGAACGAAAAAATGGATCTGAAGGAACTGCAGGAAAAGCACCCAGAGGTCTACGCCCAGGCTGTCAAAGCGGGAGTGGATCAGGCCAAGGCCGATTCCGACAAGCTGTCCACTCAGATGCAGGACCTCTCCGCTAACGTTACTCAGTTGACGAAGGCGGTGACGGAAATGCAGGCAGAGAGCGCCGCGATGGTGAAGGAGATCGCGGTCAGCAAGGAGGAAAAGCTGGCGATGCGGTCGGATGTCATCTTCACCGATGCTCTGTCGCGTTCCAGTATCCCCGAGCGCCTGTACGGGAAGGTGAAACGCCAGGTGTCGCACCAGAAGTTCGTGGACGACAAGGGGATCCTCGATGAGACCAAGTTCAAAGAGGCCATCAAAGAGGAGATTGCTGACTGGGAGAAACTCGGGGCGAAGGACGAGGTTCTGGGCGCCGGATTCACCCTTAAAGAGGGTGATGATGGTGGGGCCCCGGCTGCTGAGTCTGCCGAGACGCTTGCCCATGTCAATCGGCTTCGCGGCCATGTCGGCATGGAAAAAGTGAAAACCGCAACCGTTTAATTACTCAACTACACGTTTCTTAATTTAGGAAGGAGGTGAAAACAGATGCCAGGTCCTTATGACATTCCCGCAATCAGTTTCGGTGTGCAAACGGACTACAAGAAGCTGTTCTATAGCTCTCCGGAAGCGGCTTTGACCATCCCCATCACTCTTCGGGCTGGTTACGGCCTTCTCCCGATCGGCACGGCTCTTGCTGTCAACCTGTCGGCTGCGACCGATGGGAAGTACGTGCCCTACAGCCCCACGTCCTACACGGCTGGGGCGTTTGATCCTGCCCGTGCGTATCTTGTGGCCGCTTCGGGAACCACCGCGTCCATCCTCTACATCACGTTGGCGGACAGCTACAAGTTCGCGGTCGGTGATGATGTTATCATTGATGACAACGTGACGGCAGCGGAAAATCTGGGCAAGATCACGGCTATCGACCGCACCACGTCTCCGGTGCAGGCCGCGATCACGGTCACGACCGCTACGGGTGGGACTTCGTTCACCACTGCACGGCTGGCGCATATCAAGCTTGAGGCTGGTGACAACACCAACGCTTACAGCGATTGCGTCGGTATTCTTAAAAAGGCAGTGGACACCGGAACGGGTTCTGATGCAAAGGGTGCCGTCGCTCAGATCATTCTGAGCAACGCCATTCTGTACAATGGGATGCTGACCAACGTCGATGCCGCAGCGCGGACCGACATTTCGGCCAGTGTTAAGAGCCAATTCCTGATCCTCAAGTAAAAATTTAAAAAGGAAGGAGGTGAAAACCGATGCCAAGAGGTGCAAGTGATATTCCGATTCTCAGACTACAGACCTTGCAGGGGTTCTTTGAGTCTTTCCAGGCCGCTCCTAACCTGTTGCTCTCCAATTTCTTCGGGTCGAAGTCCGCTCCATCGTCTTCGATCAAATGGGAGTCGCAACGCGGTGGCCGTGGGATGACCCCGTTCGTTCCGCCTGGTTCCCCTGCTCCTACCACGCAACCCCACGGGGTCGCACAACACGCCGCTGAGGCCGCCTACTGGAAGGAGAAAATGTACTTTGACGAGGAGTTCCTGAACAACCTCAGGAAGCCCGGCACAGACATGGTCTACCATTCGGCGGAGCAGCGTGTGGCCCGTGAGCTAACCCTTCTGGGACATCGCGCCATGCGGCGCAAGGAATGGATGTTTGCCCAGATGCTTTTCAACAACGGATTCACGTATGACGTGGCGGGTGGGTACAAGGTATCCATCAACTACGGTGTCCCCAGCGATCACCGCGTTACGTTGGGGTCTACCTACAACTGGAACAATGGGGCAAGCAAGAATATCCTCAACGATATCCAGGACGGGAAGCAGAAGATCCAGGACGATTGCGGCGGGAAGGTAACCCACGCGATGTTCAACTCAAGCGTCCTGAAGCTTCTTGCCAACGACACGACCATCCGTGACATCCTCAAACAGAGCAACTTCGGTGCCGGCTTAGGCAATCTTTACACTGGTGGTCTGCATGACATCGTGGGAGTCAACGCTGCGGTGCTGGGTGCGCTTCTGGACATTCCTAACTTCGTCGTTTACGACGAAATGTACGAGGTCAGAGCCCCTCTGACTTCCGCCATCACAGCGGGTTCAACCGCCTGGTTCACCGTCGATGATACCTCTGACTTCGTTGATCAGAGCAAGATTCGACTGTGGGACGTGAGTGCCGGCACCTACGAGGACAACTACATCGTGGGTATTAACACCGAGTCGTCCGCTATCCAGCTTTCCCGCCTAACCTCTGCCAGCTACAAGGCAGGGGAGGACTACATCACCATGCCCAAGAAGTTCATCCCCGACGGCAAATTCTGTATGCTTGCCAAAACGGTGGATGGAATGCCGATTGCCGAATACTTCATGGCCCCCTTCGGGCTAGGCAGACGGTATGGCCTCTCCCCCGATCGCAAGGAGGAGTGGGATCCTGAGGGTATGTGGATCCGCGTCCAAGACAAGGGCCTCCCGGTGCTGTACAACCGCGATGCCGTTTACACCATTGATGTCGTAACCACGACTGAGGAAGCGATGACGTCCACCACGACCACGTCTTCGACTACCACAACGACCACTGCCCCGTAACAGGGGTTCGGTTGATGAACTAAAGCCAGGAGGACAATCGTATGAAAAACGAAGCCGTAATAGTGAGAACAACAAAATTCGGTCATGGTGAAAACGCCCGAATTTACCTAGAGGGGGAGATCATCCGGTCTCCCCTTCCTCCTGAAATTCTCCACGAGCTTTCCCTTAAAACGGGCACGGTGCAGTGGGTGGGCAGCAAGAAAAGTCCCCCCGATCATTATAACCAGCACCCTGTAGTAAAAGAGACATTCAAACCGGAGTTCGGTCCAAAAGGGAATTACGTTGCACAGCCCTTTAGACCACCGGCGCCCGAGCAAAAAGTAGCAACCAGCAAGTCC